CTGCCGGAGATACTCCGGCGGCTTTGTAAGCTGCCGCGGCAAATGTATCGAGCTCTGTATCAGGGGAGTCGTGATGCTCTCCTGCACTGCTGACATACCCGGCAGTCTGATTGTTTTCGGCGGGCTTTTCTTCTTCAAATAAAAAGCCCTTGTCGTTCTTAAGATTTTGCACTTGTTCGTCAAGTCCGAGTACCTTATCACCGTCAATGGTTACGGCGTCCATGTTGATAAACGGCAGGACCGCCTTGACGTCACGGGCTTTGGCACCTACTAAGGCGAGATTAATAGCACTGGACTTTTTCAGAGCACCGATATCAGTGTCGTATTTGGTCTGTGCGTCTTTGACATCACTTTTAAGTTTTTCAACATCAACACCGTCGAATGCTTTTACCTTGCCCTGCAGGTCCACAATGGTGTCATTGGCGGTTTTGAGTTCTGATTTGGCATCGTCAAGTTTGCCCTTGTCTACATAATTTCCCTCCGACAAGTCTGCAAGCTTGATGTTGCCGTCGGTCACTGCCTTACTGAATTCAGCATAGGTCAATGCCTTGTCTCCGAAAAGTTTTGATAAATCCATTTTGAAAATCCTCCTGTTGTAAATTGTTTTAATTTATAAATCCGCAGCCGCTCTGCGACTGAACAGCCCCTCGTTCTTTAAATCCCTGCGAGGGGAAAAGGTATGAAAAAAGCAGCCCTTAAAAAGGCTGCCTGTTTCTAAAATTGAGTATAAAAATACCGCCGAGCAATACGCCAGGCGGTTTAACTATGAATGATTTTACGGAGGGTACCTTTTTCATCGTCTTCAACGACTTCAAATTTACCACCGGGGCCATCGCCGGAAAGTGGACGCGGATTGATGGGCGAATAAAGATAGTCTTCGCCGCTATCGTCAATGATACGGAGGGCACCAACGTCTGGCTCAATACCAATTACTTCATAAACAGTTTTGTTGGTTAAGCCGTCAATGCCAAAGCTTTGGCCGATATATCTAACTTTCATGATTATTTCGCCCCTTTCAATTTTATTTCAGGCCCAGGAACAAACCCGTTATTTTCATACCAGTGTATCACATAATGGTGATAATTGGAATATACAGTCCCGGATTTCTTTTGCCAGTCAGATGCAGGTCCAGCTTGTGGGTACTGAGTGTAAAGTCGCTTTAGATCCCTTATCGGAGTGCGCGTTCCTTTTCCCGCCATCACATAAACGTCAGTGGCTTGACTTCCCTCTGGGACAGCGCCATGCAGTTTTGGAAGATCAACGGAAACCGTGTGCTGTATCTTTTCATCGGGCAAATCAATTCGTTTTGGCAGACCAGAAATAGCTTTTACTGATGAGTCCGACTTTATAAACTGAAAGTTTTTATTCACCCACACGGCTTTTTGCGCTGGACTACGACCAAACGAGACCGTTTTCCCAACTGACGTTTTGACGGCGACGACCTGTTCCAGGTTCCGCTGGCGTTCGAGACCCGTCTTCTGCGTAAAATCTTTTAGAATTGATTCCTGCTGTTTGAGTTTTACTGCTGCAGAGTTAAACTCCTGCTTCATGGCTTTTGCAGTGGCTTCATCTTTTGCGGATTTTACCGCCTCGTCGTATCCGGCTGCCTGCCGCTTGCTGTCACGAACAGCGCGTTCCATCGCCCGCTGCCGTTGGGTAGCATCGTAATAACTCATTTTTTCGCCCTGATATTCGACGGTCTTGTTCTTGTATTCATCCAGCTTTTGCTTCGGATAAGCACTTTCGGATAATCCCTCAAAAAAAGGCATGAAGCTGTGGCGGCAGTTCCAACCGCAAAGGCCGTCCCCATATCCATACCGTGTGTTTTCCACAAAGTCAGGGTATTTCCGATTGTTTCCCGATCGGCAGAATACTTTACCCTGCCAAACGGCATGTTCCGGACGTGCACCGATATGCGCCGTCGTTTCCACGAGATCGCATCCCATGTCATCGGCATAAGCAAGACTTACCTGTGCCGATGTTTGATTAACGCCGGTCATTACAGCGCGGCGGGTTGCAACATCCAAACGGTCATGATGGCCGGTGGGATAAGTGATCCAGTTCCCACCTTCAATAGCGGAACGTACTGCATTGCGGATTGCTGTCGTATAATCAAAAGCCCCACTGTCAACCTGCATTTCTGCAATCGTTGCGGCATGGATATAAGTTTGCTGTGCGCCGCTGGCGGTCGTCTGAGTTAAGTTTTGCAGATATCCGCTTGTTTTTACCAGACCAGCATTCAAAACCTGCTGTGCTGCAGGTGACATGGCAAGCGGAGGAGGAGAAAGACCGGCTGCTATGTAAATGGTACGATCATAGTTGATCGCCTCCACTCCAAAGTCCTGAAATAACGCGCGGACTTGTGATTCTGAAGCTCCGCTGAATTTTGAGACTTCGGCGATTACCTCATTATAAAGAAGACCGGAGTCCTGCACTCTATCAATCTGCCAGGCGGCTGTATCTGTAATGCGTCCGGCTTTCATAATACGCCGTACAATATCACGTATGATGAGCTGATCAAGCTGACTGTACAAATCAACAATATCATCTGCGGCGTGTTCAAGATACTCAGGTGGCAGCATTGTTATCACCAGACTGTTGTTTAAAGTCAAAAGGATTTGTGACATCAACAGTGGGGCCGAGTATTGCTTTTGCTTCTTCTTCTGATTCTCCGTACCACTTGACGCGGTATTCCCATTTTTGCATAAGGCCGTCGCGTATATCCTGTCGATCGCGTTCCCGTTCCTGCTCTTTGTCAATGATGTAGGAATCTTCAAACTTAATTTCAATATCACAGTTTTCGTCTACAGGCTGACCGAGAAATTCACGGCCAATATAAAGAATACCACGCACAAGATTCTGTAAAGCCCGTTCCACTACTATGTAATGCTTGTTGGCATTCTGCACAAGATCCTGACGCTCACCGGTATACTGTGTGGCCGTCTGAATGGTACCACCGTCAAAGGAATAAAAACGAGTGCCGAGTCCGCACTTGAAACTGAGATAGTCGAGAGCCGCCTGAATTCCCTTTGTATTTTCATCAACCCGCAATGTAGGATTGTACTCATGCAACGGCAGGCTTTTGTCTCCGTCCAGATCGTTTCCGGATTTGACTGTAAGAAATAGTTGTTGTGCCATGTCGTCAGGCGTAATGACCGCACCGTTCTCAGTACGGCGAACCAGAGACTGGTCATAAAAAACTTTCTTGCCGCCGAGCTTAAAGTCTTTAACGAAATTATTAAAAGCAATGTCTACATTTTGAAGTTCATCGGTAGCATTCGCATAGATAGAAAGTCCCATTCCGTTGGAATAGGGAAGATTGTTAGAAAGATTTGGTTCAATGATGGAGAACCAAGGGATCGCGGATCCGGTTGAAATGGTTGGAGCAATATCATCCGGAAGTGGAAGCTGGCGGAAGGAACCGTCATCATAGGCGAAAAGTTCATTGGTAATGGTGTACAGCCCATCGGTACCGCGCGTGTGCTCTTCCAAATAGACTTGATATTTTCCGTGTACCAGCTGTATAGAAGCGAACGCCGCTTCCGTAATTCTACCAGCGTGTGTAGAGATAGGAAAAATATATGGTGCGTCAAGATAGCGGACGCCGATCCGTGTTTCAGGAGAACGAAGAACGATTCCATCACTATTTACCGGAGCATTTACTAGTCGAAGAACAAAAGCACCGGTACCACTGTAAAAGGCACGTTCCACCAGTTCATTGCCTTTACTCCAGAAGTCGTTCTCTCCGAGAACACCGGTTATTTGCTTCGGACCCTGCACAAATTCGCTGCTTGCTTCGTCTGAAATTGCAATTTCTGTCTTTTCGTTCAGTAAAATAGAAGCCCAGTCTTCACAAACCTTTTTTGCCATCTTCATGGAATAAAGCTTGCGTTCCAGCTTTTTGTCACCACTCAACTCATAATAGCGGTGGAAAGCTTTTACATAACCGCACCACCAGGCTTTCCACAGCCGAATGTGATCGTAATATTGTGTCTGCAGACTCGTGCCGTACTTGTTGTTAAGGTATTGCAGAATCGGTGCAGCTTCGATTGTATCCAATTATTTCACCAGCTTTCTCATAAAGCGCTCGAAGGAATATTCAAACGCATCCAAAATATCAATATCCGATGTAAAATCATCCAGTCTCTTATCTTCGCCCTTTTCTGCCGCCTTGCTGTCCCATACAGCGCCTTCAAGTCCTGCCCGCAGTAAATCACAGCCACGCAAAAGATGCAGTCTGTTAGTGTTCAGCAGCGTGTTGGTGCAGATGATACGGGAAGTAATGGCGTTCTTATCACTGTCACCAACCGGAATATTCAGGCCGGCAGCGAGCAGCGCTTTGCGCAGGGTAGTGATCAAATACTGTTCTGCACAGTCGGCAAAGCAGTAACGAATGTAAGCACTAGGATAGTCAGATTGTAACTTGCGGATAAACGTGACAAACTCGCGTGCTAATCGGTTAGCATCGATTTCTCCCTTTTTACCTGCAATGTGATAGTCTCGCAATGCAGTTAATTCACTGTAATTACGCATGACCGCTGTTGCAACGAATGTTGTCAGAGAGCGATTGCCGCCGAAGTCGATGCCGATGCTGATAAAATCAATCTTACTGCAGAATTCGTGTGCCTTTAGTTCTTCGTTCGTCCATGCCCCTGGATGATCTTTCGGTTCTGTCATGTATGGGAGCATCCATTTTTCAGGATCATCCGCAAACTGCCGATAAATTAAACCATCTGCCGTTTTCCACAGGCCGAGAATATAACGATCATAGTAAATAGTGCCTTCATATTCTTTTTTTAGGTTAGCAATAAATTCCGAGGAAAGAAAAGGGTTGTCATCGATTCTGTATTCCTGCAAGTAGATGTCAGCGTCAGAATCCAAAAATTTCTTGAACCAATGCATTGGACTATCCGGGTTGCAGGTTCCGTCAAAACAGCTATAAGGCTTATCAAGACGGCTTTTCAGCATCTGAAAGACTTCTTCGTGCCAGGTTACTATCTCATCACCATAGCAGTATTTGATGGAAGATCCTCGAATGCGATCAACCTGATTTACCTTATCAGCGCCAAGACAATAGCACTTTTCACCAAATAGAACGGCAGTGTTGTCACTGCGAATATCCGATACAAGTGATGTTGACCAGATGCGTTGTAACGGCTCAATAACGTTTCTCTGTAAAGTGCCCTTTGTATTCCCCAGCAGAACGATAAGGCCGTCCTTATCAGCTACATCGCGAATGCGTTTAGGAATCACGTAATAATCCAGATAGGTCTTTCCGGATCTGGTCGCACCGGATTTTACATTCCAACGATGATTTGAACAACGCCAAAATTCTTTCTGCTTTTTTGAAAACTCAATCATGCTGCAGTATGTCATCCAGTCCCTTTAAAATTTCATCGAGTTTTTCAACTCCGACCTCCGTATTGCGATCCTCTCCAATCAGGTTCCTCAGCTCCTTAACCGCCTGCACATCTCCTGACTGTGCGGCCTGCATCAACGCAAATGTTACTAGCATCTTATTGTCGCAGCCCTCAGGCGGAACACCGGCATGAGACAGCTTATTCCACTTGCGCCGATCGGAAACCTGCAGGGAAAGTAAGAAGTCAGCATACTCGCGCATAGTCTTTTTAGCCCTGCGAGCTTCGCCGCTTGCCTTGCCGGCTTTTCGGGCGTTCGCCGCGCGTTCAGATGGTGTCAAGCTGTTATTTAAGTCATCGGCAGACATTAGATTCTTTTCATTGGCCATTTAGGGACCACCACCCGGAGGGCGCTGACCGATCAGCATCAAGTCAGTAGTCCATTGTGCCCGCAGGCGGCGAAGATCAGCTTCCTGTTGAATAGAACGATGGGGAAGACACTCAAGATTGCGTATCTGCTTATCTAGTTCCTTACGATGGTAAGGATTCAGCGGACAATAGGGGAGGGCACACGCTGGAATGCCGGTCTTTATAGTGTTGTTCTGCGGACAATGATCACATGGCAGCATGGTGCCACCTCCTTAAAAATTACATAATAAAAGCACCTAGCTTATTAGCCGGGTGCTTTAGAAGGAAGGTAGGAAAAAGGTATCTATGTTAAACGAGTCTTTTAATCAATCTTTCCAGCTTACACTATATCACTGTCAATATAGGACATTCTAGGACATTGTTAATTCATATAAAGCTTTTCCGTGTAGCCTTGTGATGTGTCTAAAAGCGTAGTGCATCTTAACGGCAATCTCTTCGAATGTTAGCCCGTCTATGTATCGGTATTCAAGCAACGTTTTCAGTGTGTCATCGGGGACGTTATCAATAGCAGCCTGTATCTGATTTCTTACAGCTACCAAAGCATCCACCTCTGCATCGATTTCTTTTTCTAAATCCGCAATTTTAGAAACTGCTTCCGACACCTTGTCACTGATCTGATTTCCTTTTGGCATATCGGACAAAGTAGGCGTGATTTTCGTTGCAAGTTCACGAAGTTGTGAAACTTCTTCACATTTTCGATTGATCCGTCGATTTATTTTTTGATACCGCCGAAGCCATTCTGCCTTTTTACAATTTTCCGGTGTCATTTAATTTTCTCCTTTCACTTTACGAATGCGAGCTTTAAGCGCTTGCATCAAGGTTTCCTGTGTATTTGCCTTAGCCTGCAAAGATGCAATTACATCCTCGTCCACACTGCCTTGCGTAATAAGCTGATGCACAATAACGGGCTCTGTTTGTCCCTGCCGATGCAGACGCTTGTTTGCCTGCTGATACAGTTCCAAAGACCAGTTAAGGCCAAACCAGATGATATGATGTCCACCCTGCTGCAGATTAAGACCGTACGCGCAGCTGGCAGGGTGTGCCAACAGAATATCAATTTTTCCTGCGTTCCAGTCTCTTTCATCTTGCGGGCCTTTAAAAACCCGAACACACAGTCTCAACTTTTTAAGTGCTTCCAGGATCCGATCTCTGTCATGCTGAAAATTATAAAACACAAGTGCATGCTGCCCGTCTAAGGCCTCTATAAGCTCCATGAAAGCCTCAATCTTACAATCATGTATTTTAACGACTTTGTGCTGATCGTCGTACACAGCGCCGTTGCTAAGCTGTAATAATTTGTTGGTAAGTACTCCCGCTGATCCCGCATCTATTGTCTGATCATCAACCTGCAGCAGGGCTTCTTTTTCCAACTTGTCGTATGCTTTTTGGGCGGTACCCGTTAAAGCTACGGGAATCGCGTCATCAATTTGCGGGGGTAGGTCAAGATAATCCTCTGATTTCATGCTGATACAGATATCAGACAAAAGAGACTTAACGGACTCCTCCGCACCGTCTTTTGGTTTGTATGTAAAAATCTGTACAGCATTACGCTTGTCCGGATT